GCAGAAAGAATCTTTTTAAGATTTCATACCCCCCTAGCATAATATTTTTTATTTTTTTATTTTTTTTTATTTTTATCATATACCTTAGTGTTCCTCATCTCAGAACTTTCTCTACCAGATTTCTTAGCATGACAACTATTACATAACGCTTGAAGGTTCTTTATATCTGTTGCGACTCCCATTCCAAATTGTGAGATAGGTTTGATATGATCCACACACTGAGAAGGAGTTATAGTTCCATCTCTTTTACACTGTACGCATAGCGGATTCCTTTTCCTAAATGTTTTACTGATTGAACGCCACCGCCTTGAGTTATAGAAGGATGAGTTATCTACATCTCGCATGTGATTATTTTTAACAGGCATCCATGGCCTTTGTTTACCTTTAGGAAGTGTAGGCATCTAAGTAATCTAATAGTTGTTTAGGTGTGTATATCTTTAACTCATCTGTGTAGCTCTTGTATATCTGTGTAAACTCTTTGTCCTCTTGATTAAAAGTCCAGAAGGTTTTAACATTGTTCTCAATTTGTTTCTTTAATATTCCTTTGATGTTATTGTATTTCATTTGTTTATTCTTTTATTAATATCCTTTTCTATTTGAGTAGCAATATATATTCCAGTAAGTATTCCAACTAAGAATATCATTATAAGTTCTCCTATCATTATTCCCAACAGAAGTAAATCTTAACTCCCTTCACTTCTCTAATTAGTTTTCTTTTGCTCCATTCCTTTTCTTTTAAGTCTTTATTATATTTAGGATTCTTACTGTTCAACTTTCTTTTCTTACTCATCATTCAGTTATTAAAAAATAATACTCGGTATCTACTTCTAATATATATTCCATGTTCTTACAATAGTCTAATAGTTTTGTACGTTCTTTACTCTCCCACATCTCATGGCATCCTTTATGATTTCCAATACTTAAACAGTGGTACGTTATATTTCTTTTATCAGTTACCAAGTCTTTTCTTCTTGATCTGGGGATTAGGTGGCTGTGAGATAAGTTACCAGTCTTACCGCAACCAGTACAATAGTGACCACGTTCTTCTGCTATTTGATTATAAATAATAGATAACAACCTCTTCTCTTTCTTTTGTTTGTCACTAATCTTTTTCATTTAGATATTCCTTATGTAACTCTTTAGCTTGATACATTGATTGATTAAGAAAATAACTATCTATACAGTTTAATATATCTGGAAGTCCCTTAACAATAACGGCTTTATAACCTCTTTCGTTTAATGCTTCTATCCATTCCTTTTGTTCCTTTGTAGCTCTTCCTTTTAGTGTTTTAATTTCCAAAGCTAATCCATGATATTTTCCACAAGGAGAAGGTTCGTAAATAAATAAATCTGGGAATCCTTTTGAATATCCAGTGTTACGAGCACGATTCCTTTGAGATTGAAATGGTTGGTATTGTCCTCCAAGAGATGCACAGTAACGAGCCTTAGGGTATTGTAAACTAATATACCTAACAACCTCGCTCTGTAATCGTTCTTCACTCATTCGGAAGATTAATGTTTAATGTATCATTTGCCCAATAGAAAACTTCCTGAGTAAGTTTACCAAACTCTTCCTTTGTTAGTGTAGTTGTACTCTTTAATCCTTGATGAAGTTCCCCATCAATCATTTCTTCTTTCAATAGGAACTTATACTTTAAAATAGAATGTATCTCTTGTTTCTCATTACCAGTTTCATTAGATATTAATTCAATCCACTTCCACCATAATCTATTCTGAGCGTTTGTTCTTATATCTTTTGCTTCTCTTACTTCAATAACAATTTTAATATCATCATCAAATTTAGCAACATCATCCATGAACTTTGCCTTGTCATCAAAGATAATTTTACCCTTTACTATTTTTCCAAATGCTTTCAATTGATCCTAAAATTATTGTTATTAAATATATTATACATAAAATTGGTAATAGAAAAAATATAATTGAAAAATATATTATAATATTATATATAGCTTTTATAATTTTCATGTTACAAATTTATAAATTATTTTTAAATATGTTTCTTTTGTTGTTAAAGTTGTAAACATTAAATTGTTTATAATAAACATGATTTACACAAATCTTCATCTTCATCCTTCTTATACTTACCACAAGTACAATAATAAGTTTCATAACACTCATCACAAATATTGCCTTTTTCTTCAACCTCTTCCATTCCACAATTCTTGCAGTAGTGTTCTACTTCATCCTTTTCATCTCTTGGATCATTTATACTTCCGAATAGTTGTTTTATCATAATAGTTTTTTAATAGTTAGTAATCCAGTTCCTTTTCTACTTCTGTAAATTAATCTTTTATCTGGTCTGTACGTTACTTGATTGTGTTTTTTCCATATATCTTCATCAATCAATTTCTTCTGAGCTCTGAGCCATATGTAATAGGTTTGAACATTGACTACAAAACGTTCTCCTCTAATTCCAGAACGGAACGCCTCTTCAACATCATTCCAACTAAGCTGACTCCAATCTCTCATCAAGTCCTCAGCAAGAGTAGAAGCAAGAATAAGAATATCCTTATCAGACTTTGTTTGTCCTAATTGAACTAAGGTGTTTGATATTAGTCCTATACATTTTTTAGTTAGTTCCTTCATATTTCTTTTCTAATAAATTTAATGCTCCAACATAAGAATCAATTTGAGCATCAATCTTTGATGTTTTTTTATTGTTCCATTTGTTATCATTCTTGGACCATGTTTTTAAACGCCTTTCAGTATTCCAAGTTTTCTGCATTGACTGCCTTGTTTTACCAGTCTTTGATTCTTCTGACCAATAATCTATAAAATCTTCCTTCATTTCTTTTGGATAATTTAAGTCTTTAATTTCATCAATCCAATATATCTTATTTATATTAGTAGTTATTTTAGTATCAGTATTTATTTGTGTGCACTTTTCCACATCTGGTTTTTTAAGTTGTGGCTTTTTGGTATGTGGTTCTTCATAAACTATAAGTTCCCATTTAACGACCTTTCCCGTTAGATTTGTTACTCTGTTACGTTCTACGTACCCAAACTTGTTTAACTCCTTTAGAACTGAGTAAATGGTGTTCTTTGACTCTTTAACTATAGCAACCAATCCGTTTACTGTTAAATCCCATGAATCTGGTAAAGATAAAATTAAACTCATTAATCCTTTTGCCTTTAAACTTAAATCTTTTCTTCTTAATATCTCATTAGAAATTATAGAATAGTTTTTACTTTTTTGGATTCTTTTAATGTTCATATTGACAACAATATTTCTTTACATAATTCATAAGGTACTTTACTTCTTTCGTAATTGTTTTTTAATCCTTGAGTTCCTGTTCTGGATCCTCTGGGGGCTGGCTCATGATGGCATTTTTTATTTCCATTAAAACACATTGGTTTGGGATTCCATCCTTCTATATTAAACATATTAAAAATATGATTACTCCAAATATCCGTTGGCTTCATTCTGTTATCTCCATAACTACAATAGGTTACTGTTGTTCTTGGTATTCCAAACATAAATTTTTGTTTTCTTAACATTCCTCTTGGATTTTCAATAAAATATTTGCATTGAAAATGTTTTATTAATTCTAAGGTCTTTAATACTAATTTATCACTTTTAATAGCAAAATCAGAAATTGGATCTCCATTTAGCCTATGATGAGAAACAGCTGCAATTGAATATGTTGTGCATGGAGGACTTGACCAAATTACATCTGGAACAAAAGGAATATCTTCAGGAATTAAATATTCAATATCTTTAACTAAATCAATACCTTCAAAATCTTTAACATCAACAGAAAAAACTTCATGCCCCATATTTTCAGCAACTTTTCCAACCGATCTACTGCCTGCAAATAATTCTAAAATTTTCATATTAGTTTATCCATTTTATTATTGTATCTCCTTTATATTCATAAATTATAAATAAATTTTAATTGAAATCCCTCTGCTTTTTTTATGTTTTTATATTTTGAAATTAAATATTCCCACGCTCTTGTTTTATGTCGGTGCCACATTGAAACGGGATGGACTCTCTCTCCTGTTTCTAATATATAAAAATCTACCTTTGTTTTTTGTATAAGTTTGTAATTTGCGGCTTTATATATTGTTCCAAAATTTCCAACGCTTGTGTCGCTGTAAGAAATAATTGCTTTCAAATCTTTATATCTTGTTTTTAAAAAATTATGCAACAACGACAAAGTTATAGTTTCAGAATATTTTGGCATTTCATCTGATAACCACATTCGATCAAATTCAACAACTTCATTTTTTTTGTATTTTCCATTTTTTTCTGGTCTTATTCCATAACCAATCTGCAAAGCTCCAGCAACTTTATTATTATAATAAACCAACAAACTTAAAAAACTATTTTTTGTCGGCTTTTTAGAATAATGATTTTTTACAATAATAGTATCTGCTTGATCTTTGTTGCACATCTCTATTTTTATGTTTTTAATTTTACATTCAAATCCAATAACATAATGATTGAATATATCAAAAATAGGAGTTTTTTTTAATGACATTATTCAAAATCAGTTTGTTCTCCAGTTCCTCCAAACATTATTGTTTGCTTTTCCAGGGCGTTTAATATTTCAATTTGAGATGCAATTCTTTGCTGTAAACTTTTGTTGTTATCCTCAAGTTCTTTCATGTTTTTTGCAACATAATAACCTTTAGAGTTGGAACACAATCCATAAAGTAAATTGTTTATTCTTATGAAGTGTATTATTTTTCTGAGTCTTACTCCAATCAAATCCATTTTCTTGCAAATAATATTGGAAGTAACTGAATTTTTTTTTCCAATTCTTTTTCCAATACCTTTAACAATTGATGGAACTTTTTTAAGTTCATCATCCGTTAATTCATCTGTTAATTTTTCAAATCCTTTTAACATAAATTTAATTTTAATTGATACGTTGGTTTTAATTCTTCAAAAACTTTTTCTATTTGTTCAACTGTTAAATTATGAGTTATAACTTCTAATAGTTTATTTTGAATATAAACATCTTTTGTTATAGCTTCTACAATTATTCTTATTTTGCCTACTGGATTCATTAGAAGGGCATATCATCAGTTGGAGTATCTTTAAATTTCTTTTGATTCATTTTACTTTTATATTCATCAGTATTTTTAATCTGTTCTTTAATCCATTCTGGCTGTAGTTCTAACCATTCTTCATTAAAGTTATCTTCATAATTAAAAATAAAAGAATCATTGATTTGTTTCGGGCACTTAGTTCCTTTTGATATTCCTGAGATACTTCCTATTTGAGCAAATTCATTTCCACTTTTTGAAGTCTTATGAATAACAGATATATTACATTCTTTGCTAATTAAGTTAGTTATATCAAAATGAGCTAATTCTTTATTATCAAAAGACTTTCCTCTCCATCCCTCCAAATCTCTTCTTAAATTTGATTTTTCATGTAAAGATAAAGTATATTCTTTACTTATTACCATTGGCTTTTCATCCCCTCCAAAATCTCTCATCTCAAATGGAAGTTCAAAAGTAACTCTTATTTTATTTGAGTATTTCTTTTCTCCTTGATATTCCCATTCTACTGTTCCAATATGGATCATAGAGTAGCATCTTGCAACATGAGTTCCACTTGGTACGATTTCTCTTTTTGTTTCGGTGTTTCCTGTAGCTAAAATTCCCTTCATAGTTTTTTTTTATTTATATTATATATTTAGTTTGCATATCTTTTATGCTTGATTGTTGTTTCCATTCTTGATAATCTGCAAAAAATAAAAATGTTTGCCATTCCAGAGCAACTGAATCATATTGTTTCATTTCAGTTTCTAATTTGTTTTTTAAATAGATACTTGTTGCATGATGCATTCCCTCAATATAGTTTTTTATATGGTTGTGAGGTATCTTATATTTTTTCCATAAGTAATAGTTATAAAACATTCTAGCGTGAACTATTGGCTGTTTTCTGCTATTCATATATAGAATATCTTTTTCCAATACTTCAAACATAGTCATCAATGCAAACCTTGCTTCTTTTAATTTCTTTTCCATGTTAGTTAGTTGCAAAGTACATATATGCAATTGAAAGAGTCCCCATTAAAATTAAGAACACAATAAAGGCAAAGAAGTTTCCAAAGTCATATCCTTTGATATAATCTATTTTGTATTTATCCGTTCCGTTATGATACATAAAGTTAGCTGCTTCTGCATCACTCATATATTGCTGGAATCCTGTTTCCTTGTTAGTTATTTTATGCATTGTGATTTAGTTTTATTTATTAAATTATTATGTTTTTCAAATGAATTGATTATCATTTCTCTTAATCCAATTTTACCACCATCATATTCAATCCAATATCCAAACATCTTGTTATGTAATACGGCTAAATAGTTAACGGTAAACTCATTGTAATTTATTTTAATTTCTTTTCTCATTATTTTTGTTTTTAGTTATTATTAGTTTTGTAATAGAACAAAGGAAGGGGGGCTCGCTCGCTTGCGGCAGTTGGCTAATAAGAGGTTGCAACCTCCTTTTGCTGATTATTCGTTTTCCTTTGTTTTCGCCCCTTCAGGGCTCTTCAGTATTACTTTATTATAGTGTTACTTTGTGACCGTAGTCGCTTAATACTTTCAAATAGTTTACAAAGTCCGTTTCTCCTTTGCCAAAATACATTTGTCTTTCGTTGTTAAGTTCTACATATTCATTTGCTTGCTCCTGTACCTCTGTAGCAGTCCATTTTTGACCATCTACTAAATAAGTGTTTTCAGTTTTCATTGTTTTTGTTTTTAGTTAAAAAAAAACGGACATATTTTGTCCGCTTGTGTTTTTATTTTAGTATTTTATTTAGTATTTTAGTTGCTTGTGTTTTGTTATTAGCATTCAAAAATACATAATCTACTAATCTACTTTCAGAATATCCGTTATAATATCTATTCTGTGCTTCTTCAAATAATTGTTGTAAAGTCATTGTTTTTGTTTTTAATTATTAAATAGTTTCAGTTAGTTCAGGAATTACTCCATCAAAAGCTAACTTTTGCAAAATTGGATTAAGCGTTTTTGTTGCCTTAATTACTTTTGCATTTTTCTGTAAGCACCAATGACCCCATCTATCATTAAACCATATTATGAAGTGGTCGCCTTCTCCATCAAAAGAGTTATGCATTTCTAAATGTGCACCATCTTTAATGGATTGTTTCTGTTCTGTTGTTAAAATTGTTGTTTTCATTTTGTTTGTTTTAATTAATAATAGTACAAATATAAGTAAGTTTTTAACATCTGCACTATAAATTTAATAAATCTTTTAACCTAGCAAATAGGGTTTCGGGGGTGTTTTTCCATGTTTTGGTTGCTAACATTTCATCAATTTTGCGTTAATCTTGTCGTAAACTATAAAAAAAGGAGCAGAACCCCTTTAAAATTCTACTCCCTTTTCCAATTAACTAAATTTACTAAAACAAATACAGTACAATATTAAATAATTATTTTGAATATTGTTTCTTTTTTATGAGTTTTTTGTGCACTCTTTGCATTATAAGCAAATAACTCTTCTTTTATATTATATCCATCCCATCCTTTTGTTTCTTGTAGGTCAATCCTTACATCATGCCTTCCATCATCAGTAAAACAATAGATATTCTGAGCGGCTGTTCCTGATAAATTTAAAGCGTTTTCACTGTACGCATTACTCCCCACAAGACTGGCACTCCTTGCAATATTATCCCTGATCATAGTTTCATGAAGGTGCCCGCATATTATAAAGTCTATTATAACTCCTTTTGCACTATATTTAGATATTACTTTCCCAACTTGATTGGAGTCCATTCTTCCTAATTGATGGCCGTGGATCACTAACATATTTTTTCCGTTTATTTCTACTACTAATTCTAAAGCGTCCCCTCTTAAAAAATTAATATCTGGTAAAAGTAACCTCAACATCTCAAATATGCTGAAATCGTAGTTATCCGACGCAACCATATCTACAAACCCCAGCTCAAAATTTACTCTTGATTCGTTCCCAGTAACGCAACAAACCTGAACTTCTGCAATTTCGTTTATATCCAATATGAAATGTTTTAATAAATGAACTCCTAAAAAGGTGGCCTTTGCTCTGTTAGTTGCCATGCTGAGTTTCTCATCTAATCTTCTATCGGAATTAATTAAATCTCCAGTAATTGCAATTAATACTTTATTTGCTTTATGGAATTTAATATACTCTTTAACTTTGTAAGCGTATTTTTGTAGTCGTTTTGAAGCAATATCAAAATCATATTTATTACTTTCAATCTCTACTAATTCATTGAGGTGCAAATCAGCTAACTGGATAACTATTACAGATTCGGTATTGTGTTTCTTTTTACTCAGTTTAGTGTTTAAAGACTCCCTGTTTAATAGTTTTATGATTTCGGTGTTGTACTCTATAAGAGCGTTTTCTTGTCTTGTACCCTCTCTAAATGATTTGCGTTCAATTCTATTTAGATCCTGAAACTTTTGTTTTTGTTTTGCAAGCCTGATATTATATTCAATAATATCTTTATCTGCAATTAAATAATGTACTACCTCTCTAATCTTTTTTCGGAGCGTATCTACAGCAACTTCTAACTTATATGTGTCTATAAGGTAAGCAGAAATTTCATTGTAGTTTGCTCCATTGTCGAAAAGCTCTAATATCTCATCCTTATATTGAAGATATTTACTTCTCAAAATATACTACTTACTATTTTTACCCCAATCCGAAGCGGACTGTCCGATTATCAATAATAAAGCAGTTTTCCATACCTGATCTGCCAACTCAGCATCCAAGTCAAAAGCTCTCATTATTACTGGAATAATTATTCCTGAAATTCCTAAAAGGAACTTCTTTGATTTTAAAATTAACATTATTGCGTTCTTCATTTTTTTATTTTTTTAAATTATTATTATTATTATTATAAACTATACGACAAACCAAGAGAAAAACCTCCTTCTCTGTTCCCGTTTTCATCCTCTTTTAAAGGAATCATATACATAGGATTAACAGATAGCTTATCATAAACTTTGATATACATACCATAGCCAATATCCATATTGTCATCCATCCCATCAGCAGGAGATTCAAGACAAAGGAAACCAAACCCAGTATTATATCTTGCAAAAACATTATAATTGTCGCCATCTCTAACAGCTCCAATCATTGTTTTATCATTTAAGGAATATCCCATCCCTATATTATTTGTAAAATTTGAGATTTCCCAACTCTGCCCCTCTGATGGAGAACTCATTGAAGAAACCACTGTAAATTGTGCAGAACCTATTAAGGTGGCACAAGCTAAAACTATTGTAAAAAAAACTTTTTTCATTTTTATTTATTTTTAAATTTGTTGAGGTAAAATTACAGTCTTACCTATTGACTGTTTTAGTATATCCATAATCTTGGATTAGTCTTTGTTTCATCTATATCTATATGAATGAAATTTCCTTTTGATTTTCCTGCTATTCCTATCCTAAATGGTAATCCTAATCTATGGACAAGCTCTAAAGCATATCCTACAAAATAAGCTCTTTTTACATTATCCGAAACCGCTATATCTGCAGCAAGTCCTTTTAAATGAGCTGAATTTTTTATAGTATGGTAACCTCTTTTAGTTAAAGAATCATGGTAAGCTTGTGTTCTATATCCACTCGTAACTCTAAAAGGAAAATCACACATAGAACGTAACTCATCAATGAAGTCTAAAAACAAAGGACTCATGTTTTTCCCAGAACCTTTTTCATCTGGAGAATCAAATTCAGAAATATTAAAATATCTCATTTTGTAAAATTATAAAAAATAATATTATAAAACATTGATTGATTTAAAGTTATTAACTTTATTGTGTTTATTTCTTGGATAGTTTATAGAATTTATAAATAGTAAAGGATATTGCAAGACCTAAAGAGATGAATGTTAATACTTGATTGCATTCAGTAAACATTGTTGCTGTAGCTCCTCCATTGGCTAATAAAACTTGAGTTGTATCTGTCATTTTCATATTTTAATTTTGTGTTAATGTAACTTTTGCTCCATAAATTCTATTGGAAGTAGCCGTTACTTTTACTATTATTAATAAATAATTTATTGAAGTTGATGGAGCAGATGTTAAAGCTATCGCAGCTCCATTTGTCGTTCCTGTTCCAATTGCACTTCCAATTCCATTTGCGTTTACATTTCCAATATAAGCTTCCACTACTTTTGTTGTAACTGACCCCCAAACATATACCTCAGTTGCTGTAGTTCCATAGGGAATATTTACTGTTGCAATCATTTCCTGATCAGCATCTCCAACCTGCAAACCTGAATTTGTAGCATCTTTAAATTCTAAAGCTTCATATCCCCCATCTTCATTAATCATAAAATCTCTTGGAAGTACCTTTATATAAGTTGGATCAACCCCAGTAATAGAATAAACACCTGTAACTGAATTATAAGTTATTGGCCCTAAATAATCTGTGCCAACTGGAATCCCTCCAACTGTTCCTTCTGTTTTTCTTTGGTATTGAACGAAAAGATTTGTTTGGTCAATCTCAACATTAGCATTATACTCAATATCAAAATCAAGAACTGTTGATGTTACTGAAAGACTGGTTGAAGTAGCATCTTCATCTGCATCTAATGTAAGTAATTGACCTCCAATATTTATTATATCTCCAGACTTCATATCAAAAGCTGTAGCAGTAACAGCAACAGCAGTAATAGTTAATCCCGCATATAAATTATGTTCACTAACTGTTGCTAGCTGAACTGTTTGGCCAAAGTTTTTAGGTTTTTCAAAAACATTTCCACCAATAGTTGGTTTGTTTATTAATTTATAAGCCATTATGTGCTAGTTAAATCTGCTGCTATTTGTTGTTGAGTTACATTTATTGTTTCAGATGGAACTTCATAATTTATTTGATTCATAGTTACATCCCATTGATCTAACAACATATTAAATGTACCTCTCATTAATTGATATTGGGAATCATCTACATCCGTTAATCTTATAATTGGATTCATATATTTTAAGAAAGTTGTTCCAGTGAGAAACCTATTTGTTTCCGATAAAGCAGTAGTTCCATTTAATTGTTTTAAAGGAATGCTTTGATTATAAACAATATCTAACATTACTAATTCAACTAACTGTTTGTCATAAGCTCCAACAGTATAAACAAAAGCATTGGTACTAGCAGCCACATATACATAAGTTGGTTGAGTCCATTTCCCATCCGCGCTAGCATTTACATAAGTTGTTCCATTTGAAGAAACTTTAATTGTTTGACCATCTCCCCAAAAATAATCCCTAGCATCCAAAACATAACTGTTTTTATTTACTACATCCACTTCAAAAAGGATAGCAATATTATTTGTATTACTTTGCAATTGTAAAGTTCCCATATATGGCATCGCTCCTGAATTACTAAAAGTATTATCATAATCATATTTATAATACGAAAGTTTTTTAAATTTTTGTGTAGCACTATTTAATGCAGTTCCATCATAAAGTTGTCCTCCAGCAGTCCAATTAAAAATTTGTCCATGGCTAAGAGTTGATCCATAATTTAATCCTCCTCCCGAACCATAAAACCCTCTCATTGGATAGGTATGGTTACTATCCCAACATAATATTGTAATAGGTGCAAAGTCCCAAGAACCAGTAAAAGCAGCATCTATTGGGAAACATCCATCAGCATTTGTCCAAGTATCATCAGCTGTTTCATAAGCTAATATTCCCACATTCTGATCCACTGTTGCAGCAGGAGGTATATAAACATCATTTCTAACATATTCATGCAAAGCAGTAGATCCTGTTCTTGGTTGTGTTCCACTTGTCCAAGACTCCCATTTATAACTTGTAGTTGCCGAATCTCTTATACATACTTTTGTATCTGGCCCGACTGTTGCTGTTTGAGAGCTTGGTTTTGCTACTAAAACAAATAAAGTCCTAAAATAAAGAGTTGTTGTTGTTGTATTTTTATAGCTTAAATAACATTCAAATTTTATTCCATTTGTATCTGCAGCATCTACAAGTGTTCCCCAAGCTACATTTCCAGCTCCATCATAGGGTAATACATTATATACAGTCTGGGCTCCAGTGCTATTAAATGTTGGGAAAGTTGGCATTCCCCTATACACATTTGTCCCCTCATCACTATAATATGTTGAAGTAACTTTTTTAATTGCAGGAAGTCCAGAATAAATTGTTCCCGCTAATTTTTGCAATCCCTCTCCAGGAGCAGATACATTTGCGAAAACCAAACTATAAGGAGCACAATCATCCGCTCCAATGTGAATCGCATAGGACTTATGAGCTCCATTGTAATAGTAAATTCTGGTAGGAATATCTACTGGAGGATTGGTTGAGTGTGGAACTGTATTATATTCATTTATCTGGATAAAATGATAGGTATGATTCCAATAAACACATCTCATCCCAAAACTTTTACAAATATATTCCAAAACTTCATAACAATTTGGAACATTAACATAGTTTTCATCACTTAATGTATAGAGTATCTGTGCATTTATTTGAGAATATCTTAATGGATCTTTATTTTGAGCGGGAGCGGGATGGCCTTCATTATATACATTGACCGCCGTTTGTATTGTATAGTTTGTTAAATATGTTGCACCATCTCCATCATCAGCTAAAACCATTCCAGTTTTAAAAATTAATTCTGCTAACCATTTAACAGAAGTTGATCCTCCAATAATATTAGAAAACCCAGCGTTATAATATGTGTCTCCTGTTACATAAGGAAATGTTGGAACAGCTCCACTATCAAGATTAGTTTCTCTTACAAAAGGCAGCTCTTTTAAAGCAGACAATCCATCAACAGCCGTTAAAGTTACTTCATAGGGGTAGCTTACATCTTCCTCATCTTTTAAATCTAATATAACATATCCGCACCATAATAAAACGTCTGTATTAGATGTTTTTCTTACTGTTATCCAAACCTCTCTCTCTTGATAATCTGTAGCAAGTTCTAAAATAAAATCTTTATCATCATCATCTTGAACTAAAAAAGGAATCGTACATTTAGAAGTTAAAATATAGGAATTTTTACTTTTATCATTTGGAGTTTCATAAGATATTTGAACCCCACTTGGGCCAAAAGCCATATCAGCAGTATCTGTGGCTCCAGTCCATAAAATATTAATGGTATATTCCGTTCCATTTGAAGAAACCATATCTCCATCTCTTACACTGTTTAAATCATAATCTGGTCTTGCCATTTCTTTTCTTTTATTTTATACTGTTCTCAATCTATTTACTCCAGTTTTTGCATTACTTAAAAATATATCATTTCCAATTAATTTTCCAGTTACTGTTATATGTTGATTACCACCACCAATCATGGATTTGAGTTTATCGAGCGGCGCTACCACCTCTGGATTCGAACCCGCTCCAGGATATTCCCCAATTAAAGCCTGAGTTGGCCCAGAAACAATCCCACCCTCTTTTAAAGGAAGTGGAGTTGAAGCTATTATTCCAATTTGTATTGCACCCATTGCTCCAATTATTGCGGCCATTGGTATTCCAAAAAGTCCAGCTTGTCCAAGAACTTTTGTAACTGCTGTTGCAGTGTTAATTATTGCGTCCACTATTGCCATAGCTTTATTACGCATTGCTTCCCTCTTTTTTATTTTAGCTAATTTCTTTTCTGTTTCTTCTTCTAAAGCAGTTCTTGCAGCTTGTGTTTTTTTATCTAAATCTTCCATCATTTTTGCCTTCTGTTCTTCACTTCTTCCAGACTTTTCTATTGCCGCTTTTTGTCTTTCGTATTCTTCATCAAGAGCTTCTGTTTTTATTTTTTTCTCATTCTCAGCTTTTATTCTCATTTTTTTATTAAAAGCATCAAATATTTGTAACGCTCCATCCAACATCTTTTGTAAATTCTTTCCTAAATCTCCTAAGTCTAAATCTTCTCCAAAAAGTTTTTGTATTCTTTCTTGAATTGTTTCCAGTAACTCTTGTGATTTGCTTTTAATTATTACAATTGCTTTTTCCTCTTCTTTATATCCAGAAAGTTTTGCATCAAGTATTTCTTCATCTATTTTTGTGGTACTTTCCCCAAATTGCTCATAGATGGTTTTTACTTGTTCTAAGTGGGAAATTTTATCTTCCAACATTCTTTTGTCAAACTCTTTTTGGTCTATAGCTCCAGAGAGTAGGTTTCCTTTTTCAAGGTTTTTTGATTGTGTAAAATAATCTTGCAATGCTTGTATTGAAGGAGTTCCAAACAGTTCAAAATCTGTTTTCCCTAACTTATCTACATCATCTGTTAAATCTTCAATTTCATCATCTAAATCTGACGTATAATGAGTTACTCTTTCAATTTCTGGAATTACATCTGTTCCAAGTTCTGCTGAAAGTTTTTCAAATTCTTCGGTATATAAAGCTAACATTTTTTTAGCTTTTTTCAAATCTATTCCTTTTGTTAAATCTGCTTTTTCCCTCTTCCAATTTCCATAAAGAGTTTTATTACCAAAAAAATCTTCAGCCCATGTTTTATCCACGTTTTTACCAGTCAATTCAAGTTGGATAATATCGGCAGTCATTTTATTTATCCCTTCATCATAAGCAAGCAGCCGAGCTTTTTTCAATAAAGTCTTTGTTAGTTGTTCCGTTGATTGTTTTAGTTTTCCAGTTGAATAAGTTGTTTCATCAATATCCTTATAATATTTTGGATATAATTTTTTCAACTTTTTTAAAGCTCTTTTTTTATCATCTAAAGTAGTGTTTTCACTATCATAAACTGCTACAAGTCTTTTTATGTTTGTTAATTGTGGAGCTATAGCATCCGCCGCTTTTTTCTCAATACTTTCTAAAGCCTTTTTTTTGTTTATTAAAGTTGAAGTAGATTTTGTCATCTGACCTATAGCAGCAGCAACTCCAATAATTGCGGCAGCTAACACCAAATAAGGATTTGCCATCATAGCTACCTTTAATTTAACTAAAATTGGAATTAAAGCACCTATCGAAATTGTCATTTGTCCAAAAATAAACAGTATTGGACCTATAGCAGCGGCAAACATTGCAATAGTTACAACTAATCCTTTTTGAGAATCATTTAAATTAGAGAACCAACTTATAACACTGGAAATAACATTATTTATCTTATTAAATGCAGGCACTAATAAAGCTCCAATATCAATTGCAACCCCTTCAAGTTGAGATTGCATTCTTCTAAAAGCACCCGCAACTCCAGAATCCATAATCTCAGCTAATTGTTGGCTTGTTCCAATAGCTCCATAATTAGCTTCTTCATATTCGTTCAATTTTGTTGTACTTTCAGATAAAATTATAGCAGCATTTGCAGCATTTGTACCAAATATTTCTTGAGCAGTTGCAAGTTTCGTATTTGACTTTTGAATTTTACCCATTGCTTTATCCCAAGTAAGTCCTTTTTCAGCTAATTTACTATACATTATTTTCAGCTGAGTTCCCATTCTAGCTCCTTCCATTCCTGAATCTGCTAAAACTTGTAGTTTTGCAGTCATTGTTTCAAATGAATCTCCTGATATTCTTGCTGTTGCAGCCACCTTTGGTAAAGCAGCTCCAAATTTTTCCATATCAATAGCAGCAGAACTTGAAGCTAAAGCCATAATATCTGATATTCTTGCAGACTGATCAGCTGAAAGATTGTAGGAATTTAATGCAACTGCCACCGTATTAGCAGCCTCCCCTAATTCTGTTGAAGTTGCTTGTGCTAAAGCAAGAATGCTTGCAGTAGCTTTATTTATTTCTTCTGGAGTAAAACCTAATTTAGATAATTCAAATTGTAAATCAGCAACTTGGGAAGCTGTGAACATTGTAGTTGATCCAAGTAATTTTGCACTATCTGTTAAAGTTTTAAATTCTGCTTCCGTAGCACCAGAAACCGCTTTTACCTTAAGCATTGATTGTTCAAAATCAGCAAATGTTTTTAATGCAGCAGCTCCTAATGCTACAATAGGTAAAGTAAGTCCCATTGATAACGACTTCCCAGCTTTTTTTACAGATTTTCCAAACCTTTTCAGCTTCTTAGAAGCTCTGTTCATTCCTTTATCAAAATTACTTAAATCTGCTTTGAATTTGAAATTTAAGAAACCTATTGCTTTACTCGCTGCCATGCTCTTCTAATTTTTTAATATATTCTGCTTTCATTTTTAAATCTTTAAAATCTATTTTTAATGCTTCCTCTTCCCATTCAAACTTTATAAGGTCTGTTGGTTTGATACTTTTGTTTTTCGGAAGCTGTATGTTTAATAATAAACAAGTGCTCCATCTGGTACGCTCCCAGTCGCTTCTTTGCCTCAAGTTTTCAAGTTTATAAAAACCATCAATTTTATTCCAAAATTCTCTTGGCAACATATCGTAAAAATCATCAACATTCATTCCTAATTGTCCGAATGCTATCTGTTCCAATTTAGGCCAAGTTAGCTCTTCTTGGCTCTCTTGGCCTTGGCCTTTTTTTCGTTACCATCTCCCATTGCTCTTCCAAGTATTTCAAAGGCTTTTTCCATACAATCCATATTACCATCAAACATATCAGTTACCTCATCTATACTGTATGTAAACGGTTGTTTTGAAGCTCTACTTCCATCTTGTAATCCGCAATAAATTAAACTAAAAGCATCGTTAAACGTAAGTTCTCCAGATGCTAATTTGCTTAAATCATTCATTGTTGATCCAGTCATTAAACTATATTTTCGCAGCGCATTGAATCCAAATCTGCACGCCATTTTGTGTTCTCCAATTTCTAAAATTTCATATTTCATATTCTAAGTATTTTGTCTTTTCTGAATTAAAAGAAACCTACCCCCGCACTCAGAAAAGAAAACGCAAGGGCAGGTTCTAAAAGTTAATGTTACGCCGCTACTGATTGTACCAAAACTCCACTTCCTTGAAATGATACAGAAAAGGTACTTGTATCTTCTAAAGGAGAACTTAAACTAGCTGATGTCATCCAAGCTGTTCCCACGTATTTTGTATCTCCTGTGTCCGTAGTTGTAACTCCAAAAGTTAATTCAAAACTTGCTCTTGTTGCTACATATGCTGTAAATATATCACTAAGAGTATTATTTCCGATAGCTCCTCCTGCTGGAGTTAGCCATGCATATAATGCATCACAAGAAACATCCCATGATCTCATTCCTTCCATACTATCTTCCCATCCACCACTGTCTTTTGAAGAGGTACTTCTGGTACTATGATTAACATTAAGAGTAGCACTCGTGCTGTAGGCTACGAGAGTTCCGCCGAGGAAAACTCTCAATTCCGTTCCGTTTATTTGTCCGTCTGTTGCTGCCATAATTTTTTATTTTTAATTTATTTATAATTATAATTCTTGCTCCTTATCTGAAGCTTTATT